GTAGCTTTATAACACCTCTCCTCGCCCTCGTCAGCGCAGGGCCTAGGAACTTGTGATCAGGTGCAACAGCACCACGCCGGGGGACTCTCGTTCATCTTCCTTGTACGCGTATGCGCGGATGTTCGGACGACGAGTCGCCTCTCTCGCGACAGCCTTCCAGCCCGTGTCGCCCGTAGGTGCCGTGAACAAAATGTGCGCGCGCGGTGCATATTCTGCCAGGTTCGTAACTAGGACTACCGACGAGCGGGTAACTTGGATATTTTTCTCGGGCGGAAATCGTCGGTCCAGCTCAGAGGCGCCGTGAATGCGTATCAAGGCGATTGGCGACCCAGTCGTCTTTAGGCGGCGTATATCTGCCTCCGCGTCTTTCTGCGCAGCGCCTTCAGACGGTTCCGCTCCGAGGGACTTAAGCGCCTGGGGGCCAAGCCAAAGGAATGCACCGTTAGGCGGAACAGCGGCCCCAGGTTTAAAAACTTCCACATCTTTCTTTCCGCGTTGACGCAAAAGCGTAGCAAGTCGTTCGGAAGCCACGTAATACGGCATCGGCTCGTCTTTTGCGCCATGGTTAGCCGCACCGCCGCTTCCGTTTCCATTAGTCGGCGCCGTCTGATGATCGCCAGCGTCATGAGCACGTCCTCGTCCTCCGGTAGTCGTAGCATCGGGAACATGACCCCCGTCTCCATTATGATCTGCGGGAGGTTGAACATTACGCGGAGCACCATCTGCGACACCTCCCAGCGTGCCTCTCTGCCCTCCTTTGTTCGGTGATCTATCCCTTGATATATCTGATACATCACGTGTGCCGCTGGATCCTCCAGTCTGCTTACCAGGTTCCTCGCCCCTCTCGGATTTCGCCGCAGCAACCTCAGCAGAGTCTTTATTCCCACCATCCTCACGTCGTAACTGTATGTCAATGCCAAGCGCGTGGATTTCGTTCCTAACGCTTTCGATCACGTCACCAGGGGCCAGCACTATCAGACGCGAAGACATGAGGCGTTATTTTAC